AGCTAACGGTTGTTTAATTTTTAATGATACTGCATCTGGTGATCCAGCATGTTGTGCCATTGCTTTCGGTGGCGACAAAACTGTAACAAGTGGAACTTTCACAATTGAATTTCCAGCACCTAATGCAGGAACAGCTATTATCGGTATAGCATAAGGAGGAATTCCTTATGTCTTTAATCAGAACTTTTACAGTAACAGTAGCTAATCCAGGTGTTGGTAATAGATATTATATAGATGGTGTTTTACAAGAAACTGTAAATCTTGCAGAAGGTTATACTTATAAATTTGATCAGTCCGATAGTTCTAATAGTGGTCACCCTTATAGATTTTCAACAACAAGCAATGGGACACATGGTGGTGGATCTGAATACACTACAGGTGTAACTACAAATGGAACTCCAGGGGGATCTGGAGCTTACACACAAATAGCTGTAGCAGCTTCTGCACCACAACTTTATTATTATTGTCAATATCATTCAGGAATGGGTGGACAAGCAAATACCGTGGACTCTGATACATGGGGTGTTTTACAATGGGGACAAAATCAATGGGGCGATCAAGAAGCCGTTGATGTAACTCTTACAGGACAATCTTTAACAACAACAGTTGGTGACGTTATACCTTTCAATGAATTAGGTTGGGGCTCTGATACATGGGGAGCAGAGAACTGGGGCGAAAGTGCTCTTGATATAACTTTAACAGCACCTTCACAATTAACAACAGCTTTAGGTACATTAGTTTATGCAGGCGCAACTGATGGTTGGGGCCGTGATGCATGGGGAGATAATAACTGGGGAGAAAACGCAACTAGTGTTTCTTTAACCGGACTTTCTTTAACTGCTTCGCTTCCAGATGTAAGTTGGGGCAAGCAAACTTGGGGCGAAGATGGATATGGTGGAGCATTCTATTTAAATCCTGCAGATGTAATGGGATTAACAGGACTTGCAGCAACAACTGCATTAGGTACTCCAGTCGCTAGATCAGATAATACAACAGTACTAAGTGGTCAAGCAGCAACATCTGCAGTAGGTGCAATTCTTATTGGAGAAGGAATTCCTTTAACAGGACTTGGAGCAACAGCAGCAGTAGGTGCTCCAATTATTAAAATTGGTTTAACACAATCATTAACAGGACTTGGAGCAACAAGTGCTTTTGGTGCAATAACTATTTCATCTAATCCAACAGTTCAACCAACCGGCCTTTCAGCAACTGCTTCTGTAGGAGCTATTACACCTGGAGGTCAAACTTTGGGATTAACAGGATTATCGGCAACTTCTGCTGTAGGAGCTATTTCACCTGCTGATGTAATGGGATTGACTGGAGTGTCAGCAACTGTTAGTGTAGGAAATGTAGCGCCTTTAGGATATAAGGATATTACAGGAACACAAAGCGCCGGTTATAGTGATGTAACAGCAACGCAAAGTGCTGGTTATAGTGACGTTAATAGTGTATAAACATTATTGACTTTATATAAAATATAAATTAAAGATCTAATTAGGAGAACAAAATTTTATGACATCGACATATACACCTCTCGGCGTAGAGAAAATGGTAACTGGCGAAAATGCTGGTACATGGGGAACAAAAACAAATACAAATTTACAACTTATAGAACAAATTTCGGGTGGCTATATAACACAAGCGATAGCGGGATCAGGAACTACAGCATTTGCTAAAGCAGATGGAGCATTAAATGCTGTTGTTGCAAGTAGAGTAATTATTTTTACAGGTGCTTTAACAGGTTCAAGAATTATTACTTTTCCAGTACTTACAGAAAATTTTTACATAATTAAAAACGGAACATCAAATGCAGAGACACTTCAATTAAAAGCAGCAACAGGTTCGGGTGCAACTGTTACTTGGGCCGCTGGCGACAACAGTTGGAAGATTGTTTATTTTGATGGTGTAGCAACAAACACAGGTGTTTATGATATTGGAATGGGTGATGTAACTCTTACAGGAACACAAACTTTAACAAACAAAACTTTAACAGCACCTAAAATTGGTACATCTATTTTAGATACTAGCGGAAACGAATTATTACTTTTAACAGCAACAGGTTCAGCGGTTAATGAATTTACTTTAGCTAATGCGGGTACAGGAGTTTCAGGACCAACTCTTTCAGCAACAGGTGAAACTAATGTTGGTATAAATATAAACCCTAAAGGAACAGGAGTTCTTAAATCGGGTACAGCTGCAATTAAAATTGCAGGACTGGAGACTATTTGGGTTCCAGCTTCAGCTATGTATGCAACAACAACTAATGGTGGATCGGCTGAACAAATTGAAACAACAGCTTTAAGACCTGATATGAAAGTTATGGATTTTGCAGACAGTGCAGACGATCACGCACAATTTTCAGTGGCATTTCCTAAATCATGGAACGAAGGAACAGTTACTTACCAATGTTTTTGGACACCAAGTACTACGAATACAGGAAACTGTATATTTGGATTACAAGGTGTAGCAGTTGGAGATGGAGACACTATTGATGTTGCTTTTGGAACAGCAGTAAATGTTACAGATGCAGGTATAGGAACAATAGAAGATCAACAAGTTAGTCCAGTGAGTAGTGCAGTTACAATTGCAGGTTCTCCTGCCGTTGACCAACAAACTTATTTTCAAATATTTAGAGATGCAAACGCAGGTGCGGATACGTATACCGGAGTAGCAAGACTTTTAGGTATTAAAATATTCTTTACTACTGATGCAGCTAACGACGCATAAGGAATTTAGATATGAGAGATTTAAAAAATAAACTTACTTCAGGTAAGAATTCATCAAATATAAAATCAAGAAGAGGTAAATCTTTTGGTTATCAAGTTTTAGGATTTGGTGCTGGAGGATCGGTTGCTGCTTTTGTTACAGCTACTGGTGGAACTATTACAACAAGTGGAGATTTTAAAATTCATAAATTTACAGGCCCAGGAACTTTTTGTGTATCTTGTGCAGGTGAGGAAGATGGATCAAATTCAGTTTCTTATGTAGTAGTTGCTGGCGGAGGTGGAGGCGGCGGACATATTGGTGGTGGTGCAGGTGCTGGAGGCTTTAGAGAGGGCAAAGTTCCATGTACTTACACAGCAAGTCCATTAGCTGCTGCGTGTTCTTCTTTACCAGTTTCAGTTCAAGGTTATCCAATTGCAATAGGTGGTGGTGGTGCAGGACATATATATTCTCCATGCACAGTAGGAGTAAATGGAGCTGTTTCAACTTTTTCATCAATAACATCAGCAGGTGGTGGTTACGGCGGTGTAGGTTGCACTTCAGCTGGAACACAAGGTAATCCTGGCGGTAGTGGTGGTGGAGGAGCAGGTTATACTGGCCCTGTTATGACTGCTGGTAATGGAAATGTACCTCCAGTTAGTCCCGCACAAGGATTCGTTGGTGGAACAGGTTCTACAGCAGGAGGTGGGTGTACTTGGTTCACTGGTGGCGGTGGCGGTGCAACTGTCAAAGGTTTCAATGCTTGTGGCCCAAATCCTTCAGGTAATTCTGGTGCAGGTGGCGCAGGTGCAACAACAAGTATTACAGCGAGTCCAGTTGCTTATGCTGGTGGAGGTGGCGGTGGAGCTCACGTTGGCGGCCCTTCTTCTGTAGGAGCAGGTGGAGCAGGTGGAGGTGGAGCAGGAACAGCTTGTACTCCTACACCCGGAGCAGCAGGAACAGCAAATACTGGCGGTGGCGGAGGCGGTGGTGGAATACCTGCTGGCGGTGGTGCTGGTGGTTCTGGTATAGTAATAATAAGGTACAAATTTCAATAGGAAAAAATTATGGCACACTTTGCAAAAATATCTGAAACAAATGAAGTACTTGCAGTACTAACATTAAATAATTCTGATATGTTAAATTCAGATGGAGTTGAAGATGAAACTGTCGGACAAGCATATTTAGAACAACATAATAATTGGCCTGCAAATTTATGGATTCAAACTTCTTACAATACTATAGGTAATGTTCACAGTAAGGGTGGAACTGCATTTAGAGGAAACTATGCAGGGATGGGTTATATTTGGGATGAAGATAATAATATATTCTATCCTCAAAAACCTTTTGCATCGTGGATATTAAATACTACAACAGCTACTTGGCATTCACCAATCGGTGATGCTCCAGAACTTACAGAAGAACAAAAAGCTGATACATCTAATATATATAATTATAACTGGAATGAAGCTGGTCAATCTTGGGATTTAGTTACAACCCTTAACCCATAATACTTGACAATTTAATAAAATAAAAGTACCTATGGTGGTAGGTATGCAAAAGAAAGTATTAACAGAACAGTCAATTTATTTTGGGGATGTTTCAATGCCTAAAGATTGGGAAATTGATACAACTGATTTAGCCCATCATATTTTACATTCCAATTTTAATGACACAAAAAATTTACTTTCAAAAACTTTAGATAAATTAAATTCTTATGTCAGAGAATATATAAATTTAAAATTTAAAATAAAATTAGTTAATAAAGAAACATGGGGTGATATTTATAAACCTCAACAAATAAGTATACCTTTATTAAATGTTAATCCTGTAGATCTTATGAATTCACCAGATTATACTTTACTTTACGGTGTTAAAGTTAAAGATTGTATGGTTAGGATTCACTACGATGACAATAGAAGAAAAGGGAGGAGTTGGGATATAGAATTAAAAAATAATATGTTTCTCATGTTTCCATCTACTAATATGTATTACATAACTAACAAGCAAAATGATTCTTTAAATTTTATTCAAACGATTACTTATGAATTTATCTAATAATTATTGGTACTTTAAATCTGCACTAACTCCTAAGTTTTGTGACGATGTTATTAAATATGGATTAAATCAAACAGAAACTTTAGCTAGAACAGGGGGTTATGGAGATAAAGAATTAACTAAAGATCAAATTAAAAATATGAAAAGAAAAAGAAATTCAGATGTTACTTGGTTAAATGATACTTGGATTTATAAAGAAATACATCCCTTTATTCATCAAGCAAATAAATCTGCCGGTTGGAATTATGAATGGGATAGATCGGAATCTTGTCAGTTTACAAAATATAAACTCAATCAATATTATGATTGGCATTGTGATAGTTGGAATAAACCTTATAAAAAAGAAGGACCCGACAAGGGTAAGATTAGAAAATTATCGGTTACTTGCCAATTAACTGATGGGTCAGAATATACTGGTGGAGAACTAGAATTTGATTTTAGAGATTATGACCCACACATGAGAGATGAATTTAAACACTTACAACAAGCAAAAGAAATTTTACCTAAAGGATCTATTATTGTATTTCCTTCATTTCTTTGGCATAGAGTTAAACCTGTAACGAAAGGAACCCGGTATTCATTAGTTCTTTGGAACTTAGGATACCCATTTAAATAATATGAACATAAACGAATATTTTAAAACACCTATTTGGTCAGAACAAAAACCAGAATTTTTAAAATCTTTAACTAAAGCTACTGATAAATATATTAAAGAAGCTAGAAAAACTCAAAGAAAATATATTAAACAGTATGGTGATTTCGGAACGAGTTATCATTCAACTTCTTTACTACACGACAATGATTTTTTAGATTGTAGAAATTACATAGGTCAAAAATCTTGGGAATTTTTAGATCACCATGGTTATGATATGAAACAATACACAACTATGTTTAGTGAAATGTGGGTACAAGAATTTTCTAAAAAAGGAGGGGGTAATCATTCAGCACACATCCATTGGAATCAACATGTATCAGGATTCTATTTCTTAAAAGCAAATGAAAAAACATCCTATCCTATTTTTCATGAACCACGAACCGGGGCTAGAGCTACTAAATTAAAAATGAAACCAGATTTAAAAGGTATAGTAAATGGAACAGAGCTTGTTCATTTTAGACCTCAACCAGGAACATTACTTATTTTTCCTGGTTATTTAGAACATGAGTTTTCAGTCGATCAGGGTAAAGAACCTTTTAGATTTATACATTGGAATATTCAAGCGGTACCAAAAGAAATGGCTAAAGATGTTTAAGAAAGATAAATATGTAATTATTAAACAGGTTATTTCAAAAGATTTAGCTTTATTTTTATATAATTATTTTATAATGAAAAGACAAGTTTATGATACTTGTATTAAAAATAGATTTATTTCTCCTTATGAAACATTATTAGGTTATTATGAAGGTGAGAGTGAACAAATTCCACATACTTATGCAAGTTATTCAGATATTGCTATGGAAACTTTAATGTTAAAATGCCAACCTCTTATGGAAAAGGCTACTGGATTAAAATTAACTCCTGCTTATACCTATACAAGAATTTATAAAAAAGGAGATGTTCTTAAAAGACACAAAGATAGATTTAGTTGTGAAATATCTACGACCATAAATTTAGGAGGTAATGATTGGCCAATATATTTAGAGCCTTCTGGGAAAGAAGGATTAAAAGGAATAGAAGTTAATTTAAAACCAGGAGATATGTTGATCTACCGTGGTTGTGAACTAGAGCATTGGAGAGATAAATTTAAAGGTAAAGACTGTGCACAAGTATTTTTACATTATAATAATACAAAAACACCTGGCTCTAAAAATAATATATTTGACAAGCGCCCACATTTAGGTCTTCCTTCTTGGTTTAAAAGATGATATATCTCCCTATAATGGAGGCAGTACCACCATACCAACTGCCTCCTTTATAAGGATTTTATATGCTACAAAAATTAGGCTTCCTACCGGGATTCAATAAACAAGTCACATCTACAGGAGCCGAGTCTCAATGGACTGGCGGTGAGAATGTACGTTTTAGATATGGTACTCCTGAAAAGATAGGTGGCTGGGCTCAATTAGGTTCTACTAGTTTATGTGGTCCAACAAGAGCCTTACATCACATGGTTAATAAAACATCAATCAAGTATGCTGTTTTAGGAACTAACAGAATTTTATATGTATACACCGGTGGAGTTTATTATGACATCCATCCTGTCAAGACTGACTTTGGAGCACTAACAAATAAACTAGCTTGTACTTCAGGTTCTCCTATTCTTACTATTACTTTATCGTCAACTGCTGGCATGACTGCTGGAGATATTTTATTTCTTGAAAACGTTACACCTCCCACAAGTTCAGGCTATAGTGCTGCTGATTTTGATGATAAAACATTTATGATTACTTCAGTAGTAGATGCTACTTCAGTTACTATTACTATGGGATCTAACGCTAGTGCTTCCGCAACCGACGGAGATCTTTCAGTTAAATGGTATTACCCCGTAGG